AAGAATTGCTCTTTTTTAAGTGTTGTTTTTGTTGTTTTTTCTTTCCCCATATTTTGAAATAAATTAAATTACAAGTCGGTGCAATAATTGGCAATGATGCTAATGCAGTCCATAAATTTGGATGCCAATGCTCTCCACAAAAACCTGTAATATGTTTTAATAATTCTATCATACTGACTTAGGCGATTTCCACGCCTTACTATATTTATGCTCTTTTATATTTAACGCATCAAACACGCCTTTTTTATACAGAAGATCAACTTCTTGTTTTGTACATCCAATTCCCTCTCGTATTTGTTCTATTGTATAATCGTAGTCGTTAATTAATTCTGTTACAATTTCGTGCATTAAAACTGCCACGTGATTTCCTTTGGCTCTATTGATCCTAATAGTAAGTAACATTCTTTCTGGAGTGTCTAAGTCCATAATAACACAAGGCACAAGTCCATTATATTTTTCTCTTAGTTTCTTACTTTGTTTAGACAAAAAATGTCTGTGATAACCATCAATTATCGTGTTGTCTTTACCTACTAGAATTGGCTGAATCCAACCATTCTTTAAAATACTGAATTCTAGAAGTTTAAGTTCTTGATTCAATACTACATTAGGATTATAATTGTTACTCTTTAAATTATCTACATTGATCCAAGTAACTTTACTAATTGGATCATTACCAAATGTTGTGTTCATATTTTAATATATCAAAGTTATGTCTATAAACAGGTGGATATTGTTTACCTGCTTTTATTTCGTTAAAGTAATTTTCACACGCCTGTGGATTTCTATGCGTAGAGTGGTGGATCATATGACATCGCCAACATAGTTCTTCCAAAACTTCAGCAACTTTTTTCATTTCCGACTTTTTAATCTGTGCAGGAAACCGATCTAACGCATCCCTTAATACATTATAAGTTACTGAGTAATCTTCATTGTGTAATTGCAAGATACCCTTAGTTTGTCCACACCTGTTACAACAAGTAGGCAATTTAATCCAACCAAGTTCTTTTGCTTTGTTTGTTAGTTTGAGAGATTCTTTTCTTTGTTTGCCTGTCCACCCCTTATAATCCCTCATATAATTTTTTTTAGATATTTAATATTTCCTTTTACACTTTGTATTTTAAAATCATATTTCATATACATACTAATAGAAAGAGGAGTACAATAAGCAGATATAACACTTATTTTTTCCTTAAAGTTAATTAAATCCCTAGACTTCCACAAATTTGTGTATATCTTTCTACCTCTAAAGTTATTAACGACATAGTCTGTTTTGTATCTAATGTGATCTTTACTAATTTCTTGCCAACCTACACAACCAACCAAATAATCATCAACAAATGCACCTAAGTATTTAGTTTTATCATCAAACTTTTTTATTGCTACTTGTTCTTTACGCATCTTAGATCCAAAATGCTTATAAACTAGACTATGCTCTATTGCTTCTATTTTCAAATTCAAAATACTCATCATTTAAATCTGGTGTCGGAATTATATTTCGTTTATAACCACCACCAATTATCTTCTTGAATACATATAACGCAGGAAAACCACCAAATGCACCTCGTTTTCCATTTCTTCTAGTTATTTGTGTTCTGGCTACTTTTCTTTTAGCCATTTTATTTTGTTTAACATCTTTTATTTCTTGATCTATATACATATATATAGCACTCCAAGGATCTCCATTTGCTTTTTCCCTATAAGAATAGGCAATTTTATTAGCATTGCCCTTAGTCATATCTTTATAGTATCTGGCTTGAACATCAACTTCTGGAAAAACATCCATAATCTGATTATATAATACAGGATCTATTGTCTTAATTTTATACAATCTCTTTGCCGCTTCTGCGTGTACTGCTGAGGCAACTCTTAATGGATCTTTATTGAATACTTGATGATCATAAATTTCACAATAGTCGATCTTTTTATCGTGCAGATATTTAAATATATCTTTTTCACTCCAATCATAAATCGGTTTTCCCATTGTTACATTTTTAACATCTGGGTTTCTAGTCATATGACAAACCTTGCTCATAGTTATTCCTGCAAATCTCATTAATGATTCATCGGCTCTAAGTCCAACAATCGTACAACATCTTTTCTGAGACTTACCAAATAAATGTTTATCAAAAGTAAATTGACTATGTACGCCATCTAGCGTAATAGCACATTCTGGCTTATCTACAATCCATTTGCGATTTTCATCCCATTGAATTAAAGTTTTCTTTTCGCCTAATATATATATTTCGGAATCTAATTGTGTGGCATAGTACCTAAAATTCAGTCTAGGGTGATCAATATAACTAAGGACAAATCTTCTGATGCTTCCATTAATAATTTCTTCATCCCTAAATAACACATTTAATTTATCTGTAATTTTTTCTTGATCAAAATATTCCAAGATTAAATGAAGACAAACCAAACTATCTTTACCACCACTAAAACTTAACCAAACCTCATCGTGTGAGTTATAGATCTGATCAATTCTTTTTAATGCTTCTTGATATACATTTGTTTCTAACCAAATTAAATCTGATTTACTCGCCATCTACTTCTTGTTCTACAAACTTTAATACTAATTCAGATTCACTCATTTTGTTTTCATCATACACTTCTGCAATATACATTAATATTCTGCTAGAAATATTCTCGTGATCCTTGAATTTGTTTTTTAACTTTTTCATAAAGCCATACCAAATATCCATTTGTTCTTCATTAGCAAAGTAAATAGTGTAATCATTAAACTTAACATTTTCTGCATCCTTGACTGAATCATCATCATCAACCCCAAACATATTCGGATCAAGTTCAACACCCATAGTATCAAGATCTACTACATCATATTGATTAGCCAATAAATCATAATCCCACTCCCCAAAGTTCACATTGTCTGCAATTACAAATTCTTGTTTCTGTTCCTCTGACCAATCTTTCATATCATCTACCCAAACTTCTTTATAACCCAATTCAGTAAATGCTTTTAATCTCATATTTCCACCTAAAACCACATTGTTTTCATCAACAATTAATGGTCTGGCTTCGTGCATATAAGTTTTACTCTTTATCGAGTGCAGAAGTTTCTGATACATCAGATCCTTTATTACTCTTGGATTTTTTGGATTTGCTTTTACGCTTGATATTTTTACTTTCTTCTTGCTCATTTTGTATTTGTTTAAATAGTTTTCTTTTTTCTAGTTCTTCGTGATCAAATGCTTTTATTCGTTTCCAAATTTCTTTGATCTGATCATCGTTGTACCACTCTTTTAAAACTCGGTGGATTTTGTCAAAATTATTATATCCCATTTTTATTTATTTAAGTTACTAATTCAAAATCTTCTTTTACCAAATTATATATTTCACTTATTGTGTCTTCTGGTAAAATTTTAATTCTGTCTATAATATACGCTTTTTTTACATCTTGGTTTTCCCAATCTCCATTATCCATAATTTGCTCTGCAAATCTTTGTAAGTCTTTATTGTACATAGTGTACACACCCCAATTATTTAACAAGTGCAAAATTGTTGAATGATGAATACTTTTTCCATAAAATTTAAATATACTCTGAATTTGTCTTAAAGATAATTTAAGATAATGTCTTAGTATATAACAATATAACGCTCTCGCTTCCACATATTCACGAGATCTGTTCTTTAAAAATAAATTTACTCCAGACAATCTCATAACTTGTTCTGCTAATTTCCTCTCAATTTTTCTCATAATCTAATTTTTGTTCAATATAATAATTATCAAGTTTATCAGAAAAATCATCATTCATAATATCTTTACCTGCAAAATATTCTTCATAAACCTGTAATGCTTTTACCACTTTTTCTTTTCCTAAGTCATAAAATTCCTCAGTAATTTCAAAGATCCCAATATCTAGTGATCCTTTATCTAAGACAATAAAAGTAAAGTCTAAAAAGTGCATTCCAAATAATTGACAATATAAATATGCTTGTACATCATATCCATATTTCAAGGCACTATATTTAAATCCTTTAATGTCTGTTGTTGTTTTTATGTCAGCAATTTTATTCTGTCCAATAACATCTGCTTTCCCTCTGAATGGATAGCCAAGAACATTGTCAATAATAGGCACTTCAAATTCACAACCTTTTAAATAACTTATTGCTTTTTCGTTTCTTAGAAACGCATCGGCTAATCTTTCAGCAGTAAATTTCTCTACTCTAGTATAAACTTCGCCATAATTTTTTTTGGCTTCTTTATATGCTTTTGAATTTTTACTAGCCACATCAACAAAATGTAAGTTATCAAATTTGTCTGGCTCTAAAATTAATGTATGCAATAATCTGCCATCACGCATTGCCTGTGTTTCTGTTGTCTGTCCATATCTCTGCACATAATAAAATTTTTTTGGCGATTCTAATAGCAATTTAATACTGCTAGAGGATAATGCTAATTTACTCAATTCGCCATAATAAAAGGTGTCATTGTACATTCTCTTTACAAGTGGATCAACCAAGTGTTCTCTATTGTCAAATAATTTAATCTTCATAATAATTCTTTTTGATATGCTTTAGTGTATTTTAATTCTTTTACTTCCCATTGATCTACTTCTTCGTGTGAATACAACCACCATTGTGCTACATCACACATAAGATCCTCACTATCTGGCCTAATAAACATATAGTGAGTAACATTTTTATCTTTATTGTGTGCCTTATAATTTACTCTAGCATTGAAACCATAACTCCATATTCCTTTGACATCAATTTTCATTGCATTTACCTGTATATCAAAGTCGTGCATAGGCCTACCCCCTAACATTTGTCCTGCATTATATTTATACTTATGACTCCAGAAAAAATATTGTGCAATTAATTCACATTTACAACCCAATTGATCTACTTGTAGATTTGGTCGAGCAAATTCTGGATTTACTGCACAAATATACGCATTTGTAATATCACGCATTCCACCTACATAAAGTGCTTGTTCGTTTATTAAGGGTGGATAATAAAATACTCCTGTCGTTTTCATAAGTTACTAATTTTTTTTAATCTTTCTATTTCTAATTCTAATTCCTCTACTTTTTTTTCACATCTTCTGGCTCGTTCCAATGCTCTGTTTTTATCTTGTCTGTATTCAGAAATTATTTCATCTTTTAGTGATCTTTCTTGTTCCATTGTGTTTGCCCATAAAAAAATGCCAGATATGGCATTGCTAAATGAGTTCAACTCATCATTTTTCGGTTTTAATTTTAACCATTTAATTAATAAAGAACCTGCTAATTCTATATCACTATAAAACTGCAGGTCTTTAAGATTTTGGATCTTAGTTTTTTTCATTTGGTAACTCTAATTTCTTCGTAAAACTTGGGGTGTAACATTTAAATGTTTCATTCCATTCGCAAGGCATATAAGTGTTAAGAGTTTTGTTCCAATAATATATTTTTTCTATTGTCATAATTTTTGTTTTTTATTAATCAGCAAAGGTGGGGACTTGCACCCCAATTGACTAAGGATTTCACCCTTTGTCTACACTTTGTCCTTTACCTACTTTTCCAGAAACCTGTTACCAACCAAGTACCTTTATTTTCTTTGTACTCTTTTGAAGTTGGTTTCGGTCCACGAATATCTCTAAGGTGGAATTTCTCATTTCCTATATACTTAAAGAGATCGTTTTTGTTATTGATTATTATCATACCATAAAGATAAGGATTTTTTATTAATCCACAAAATTGTTAATTATCTATTTTGAATTTATAACTAGCAAGTTCTTCTGGCAATAGATAGACATCTTTTTCTTGTTTCTTATCATTCCAATAGGTAGTTTTAGGACAATACTTTTTTATGCTTTTAAACTCTTTAATTCCATCTAACCAAAATATGTAAGTTCCCTCTGGATCTGCAACAAAATACAATTTAACATAATCATCTGGCATCTTCATTATGCAATTATATTTCTTGACTTCTAACATTTTAGTTTCATAATACTTTTTCCGAAATTTAAATTCGACTACACATTTTCTGCCTTTGGGTGTAATGCCTATTGCATCATAACAAGAAAATTCATCTTCGGTAGGTTTAAGATCCCACTCATCAAATCCATTTAGAATTAAAATTACTGCTCTTTCTAATTTTTTTGTAACACTAATTTTTGACATACAAGTCGTTTAATTGTTCAATCCAACCTTC